CCAGAAACAGCCAACTAAAGGAGCGCACCATGAACAGCACCAGGAGGATCAGCGACAGAGAGCTTACGAAAATGATTGAGTCGGCACAGCAGCTGCTTTCACGACAAAACCCGGTCGTGGAAGAAACATGGTGGGAGAATTTACTGGCAGCACTGACCGAACTCCGGGAACGCCGGAACAACGAAGGAGCCGCCAAATGAAGACCCCAGGAATGACCGGAAAGGAAATCATTTTACGCTACCTGGAAACGCACGCACGTTTCAGCGCCCCAGAACTGGTAGAAAAACTGGGCGTGAAAAGAACCGTCATTAATCAGGCCGCCGGAAAAATGGTACGGGAAGGGTTGCTGGTTGTGGACGGGTACACGGACAAGATAACGCATTACCGGAAGCCAACGGAAAAGGAACGACAGGAACTGGCGCAACGGGCTGAACGGCAGCAGGAAAAATCAGTCATCGAAGCCTGCAAGCGCAGCGAAATCATGAAGCGAATTCTGTTTATCTACGGCGCTGGTGGAGATCTGCCTGTCATATCAGCCCAATAACTAAACCACCAACGGAGACAAATATGACAACGCAGATTGCAACACGGGGAAGACTGGCGGTATCACTGCCCTGCCATGGCGCAGAACAGCCAACCACAATGTGGCTTTACCTTATCACATTCGGGAAGCAGCACGAAGAACTGGCAAAACGCAAAAAAGGCGATCTGGTACAGGTGCACGGGAACTTGCAGGTAAACAGGTATCAGGACAAGTTCGGACAACAGAAAGAGGGCTGGCAACTGCTGGCACAAAGCATTATCAGCTCAAGAACCGCGCGATGACTTCACGCATGTTACCCTCACTGTTGAGGGTAACTACGACGACCGCACAGACAACCCAGCTTGATAAAGAAAAAAATGATGTTATGATTAAGTCATAAGTAAGGTGATACGAATCAGTTATGAAACACAATGATCATGGGCTGAACACCCTCCTGGATATGCATGGATACCAGCACCACATGGATAATGGTTACTGGTGGAAGATTGAAGCATACAGGGTTAGCCCAAACCAGTTCAGGCCACATGGAATACGCTACAACCTGACATTGCACGATCCTTATAACTCCCGGGTATTTGGAATGGATAACGCCCACGGAATAAAGCCACCAAAGAAAGGGAAATTTACCGGGCACATTACCGTTTATGACCACATTCACAGAACATCGTCAGATAAAGGCTATCCATATGAATTCACTTCTGCGGAACAGCTTTTACTGGATTTCTTTAACCATGTAGACAGAGTGATTGCTGAACAGCAAAGGGGGAAGAAATGAAAGCCCGTATCGGCATTATCCCGGAGAAAGTCCTTCGCCAGAGAATGCTGGATATAGCCAAAGGGAAACTAAAACCAGAACCTGACGAACCGCGAGTCTGGTTTTCATCTCTGAACGCTCTGGGTCAGGCGCTGAGCAACGAAAATATCGCGCTTCTGCGTATCATGGATGCGGAAAAACCGCAGACAATGACAGAACTTGCCAGTCTTTCGGGAAGGCAGTTAAGTAATTTGTCAGCAACGTTAAAAATGCTGAGTCGATACGGCTTTGTCAGCCTGGAAAAACAAGGTAACTGCGTACACCCGAAAGCGTTGTTCACGGATTTTGAAATCATAATAGACCCGTCAGTAGGTGAAACTCATCGGGCAGCGTGAATATTGCGGGGGTAATCCCCGCTCATACTTTTTTAGCCTGCGTCACCTGCCTGAATACCCACCTGAAAAAATGCACAAAAGTGCACGAAATTGCACAATTTTTCTTATGTATTTTTTCCCCATTCAGCCCGGTAACGGCGCGGGCTGGGGCCAGTTTGCACGGTGCACGAAAAATGAGGCAATTGCAGCGCGCAGGTGGCGTGGGACAGGGCGCACGAATTGAGGGGTGGAAGGCAACTTGCTTTATTTGGGGCCGTATTGCGCGTGATACGCACACAGTGAAGCCAGTTTTGAAAAACCACATCAAAACATAGCCAGAGAAACAGTCCGTCAGAATGCGTCTGGTTGCGTCTGGAGAGGTCGGGGAAGCCAGAGAAAAAGCGAGCGTCGAACGTGATGAAAAAGAGGGATAAAAATCACCGGAATCATAAAGTTAAGAGCATTTAAAGTATCCAGGATCCACGGGTGAAAACACACGCACAATATGAGGTGAACGCAGAGTGCAGGCGGGCATCAACAGACCGAAGGAGGACGGTATGAACCATTTTCGCGACTGGTGTCAGGCAAACCAGAAGAGCCAGGACGCGAGACGGGAGGCGCTCTGTATTCTCCGCCGCCAGTCCAGGCTGCAAAGAAAAGCGCCTCCGCATTCCGTTAAGAGAGCTGGTGAGTCGGGGCATAAATTTTTTATGCCCCGGCGAAGCAGCAGACAAGCGAAGCGCGTCAGTTGGTATTCGTACTATCCGGCCATCACCCGAACAGGACGAACACCACGACGTGTTACACGAGTACCGGAGACAGTCTGGTGATTCTGGCCCTTAATCCGGTAATCTAGGGCTGACCTGATATAAAACTGACACAAGTCTGGTACAAACTGGATTTGGATTAGATTTAATTTGAATTAAATTTGGATCTGTTTTGTAGATAATTTTGATCTGAACCATCGCGCATTTTGTGAATGGATGCAGACCATTGCCAGCGAGCCTTACCGGGCGCTGCCCTCCTCCAGAAGTGCATAGGGATTAAAGCGCATCACCTCGATCCCCAGCCATTCATTGACATGCTTCATGGCCTCCATGACAGGTTGCAGCTCGTTGATGAAAAACACCCTCGCCGCTTTCTCAACGTCACCGAACGCCGCGTTGCCATCAGGCATGGCCCCCATCAGTTGAGGCGGTACACGATGGGCCGCCAGGATATCGTCGCGGGCACTCCCTTTGATGTTCAGGAATTCATCCTTTGCGGTTATCTGCTGGAATGGCAGAATTTGCACCCCATCCTTGCCGCCACCCGGCGCATGAAGAAACAGGTTTTTAAACGCCCCGCGACCACGCGAATCCGTGAGCGTTTTTTTAATAGCCTCGACACTTTCCGCGTTCGCCTGAGGCGTACCAACATAGATAATACATCCAGCATGCGAGCCATTATCGTAGTAGAGCTTGCGGAACGTATCCGCTGAATTTGACAGGCTGACGGACAGCAGCCCACCAATATATTCCGGCATCCCGTAGATCTCCTGATTAATATCAGGATTAAGCACGTGGCACACAGCCCCTTTCCGGAAACTGAACTCCGTACCGTCGTCGTTGAGATACCAGTAGGTATCCAGGTCACTTCCCCTGCGTGTATATTTTGCCAGTGCCGGGCGAAGCAGGAGTGGTTCCCCCAGCCTGTTACGTCGTACTTCAAGGTAGGCATTGCCAAACACAAACCAGTCAAGCGCAAACGCGGAAAACGCCTGCCGGGAAAGCAGAGAATGCGGAATAAAGCACCCATTCAGGGCGTTGCGCTTGAAGTACAAAGCCGACTGATGCCAGGACGCACGACGGGATGCACGGGCGATAGCGTTCCAGTCCATGGGGGTATCAAAGTAGCGCCCGTTATCTGCACATGACATGTTATCCAGGAGATCCATGCGGCTGACTTCATAGGGTCCATCAAAGGTGAATGCACTGAGTGCCGGTGTTGATTTCAGTGCATCGGGTAGCGAATGCTGCCCACGCTTTCCGATGTAATTTTTGCGTTTACTCATTGTGTTCAGAACTCCATTGCAAAGCCACGGTTATCCTCCCGCTCTGCACCGATTGGCTCATTAATCACGGCAAGCATTGTTGCCCAGGCGAGGTCACCATGGCTGACACCACGGGAGCGGTCGGTGTCATAGGTGATATAGCCGCCGGGTGTCTGTATTTTTCGCACCGATGCGAATGCCTGGATCAGGTCACGTTCACTGCGGTCATACTCCCAGCGTCCGGCACGCACCACCTGAAGCATTTTCATGACCAGTGCCCGCTTGGAGGCGATATTGAAGTTGTACGGCACGGCCATCGGGAAAAACTTTTTCACAATCTGGAATACCCCTTCACCGTTCCCGCCGGTCACATCAATACCGATATGTTTCACGTTATATTTTTGGGTGTATTCCTCAATCAGGGCCGCCTGCTGTTCAAACTCCATACCCTGTACCCTGACCGTCTCCACGGTACGAAAACGCCCGCCTGCAACCATCGGTGGTACACATACTGACAATGCACCACAGTCTCCCTTACCGCTACTGCCGTTGGCGTCGTACCCGAGCCAGACTTCCCGCACGCCCATCGGACGCGCAGCAAAAGGTTTCCAGTCAGGCCATTCGTCGTATCCATCCACACCACAGCCGATCAGCGCATTCAGACTGAAAGCCGCCTCGCCATCACGCACGAACTCGCACATGTACAGGTTACGAAATTCGCTTTCGGTGTTTTCATCCCGGATATCGTCAATGCTCGTATATTCCCACCCGTTCCCGACTGCATCCTCAATGGTGACAATCTGCCGCCATGTTTTATCCGGGAAGAGCACGCCCCCTTTCAGGTTCGAATGAGACACATCGAATTCAGTGCGTTTTGAGCGGGGACGCTCACTGTTCCAGCGATCCCCCGTCCAGAACTGATAAGCTTCATGCGTTTCACCCGATGGCGTTGAAAAGTAGGTACGGGTAAGCCCTTTCAGGGTCGCCATTGCGCCAGCCACCTTTCGCAACTGCACAAAATTACTGACCCAGAAAAATTCATCAAATTTAAGGTGTCCGGTATACGACTGAGCGGTTGCTGCCGATGTGCCAAGGAAGTGAAGCTCTGCACCGTTAGACAAAACAATCTTGTCACCCCCTTTCAGTTCGACATCAACTTCCAGCGCCGCCTGCTGAATAAAGTGTTTGAACTGATACGCCTGGCGACGGGATGCGGACAAAAATATCTGGTTGCGCTGATACCCGGCAGAGACATCATCACGCAGCGCATCAAGGAGCGCCTCGTGCGCAAAATACCAGGTAGCCCCAATCTGACGCGACTTCAGGATCATACGATTACGGTGGTGGCGGTTTTCATACCATTCACGCTGATGGCAGGCCAGTGTTCGGAGGGTTCTTTCACGCAGGGCGATGATTTGCTCTTCCGTAAAGTGATTTTTCAGTTTGCGCTTGCGGGGCTTCTTACCGGAAACAGCCTGTTCACCCTGCCCCTCGTTCAGTTTTTTCAGCTGACGCGTCAGCAGGTCAATTTCCTTAAAATCGCCCCCCGTCTTATCGGACTTGGCGGTAAGCTGGATCAGTCGCGCATCGATGGACTGAGTGACACGCTGGATCGGGGGCGTGGCATCCCAGTTATCCCGTTTTTTCCATGAATAAATCGTGTTCTGGTTAATCCCCATCAGTTGAGCGATATCTGCCGGAGTGTACCCCTGCCAGTAAAGCTGTTTCGCCCGCATACGGATAAATACATCCTGGATCATTGCGCCCCCTGCCATTTACACGGCAAGATTAAAACCTCCTTAACACCTCCTGATACCTGCCGCTGTTGTGCCTGGCGCCATACAACTTCACCACCTTGAGACACTCCCCCGTACACCGCCATCATGAGTAAAACAACTCTGCTATGGAGAATTTCTATGGGAAGTCAAAAGGCGCCGGAGCGAAAAAAATTTCGCGTTGCCGTATCCGGTTCAACCATTGACGGACGCGAGATTTCGGGGGAAATGCTGCGCCGCGCTGCAGAAAACTACGACCCGTCCGTTTACGGCTCACGGGTTAATATCGAGCACGCTCTTTCGCTGTGGCCCTCCAGTGAGCTCTGCGCGATGGGCGATCTGATCGCACTGTCAACCGATGAAATCACCGAAGGAAAACTGGCCGGGCGCACAGCGTTATATGCCGAGATTGAACCCACCGATCGCATGAAAAACATGCTCGATGAAGGGAAGAAAGTATATTCAAGCATTGAACTGTTACCGGACCTTGACGCCGTTCAGGGGCCTTACATTGTAGGCCTGGCAATGACTGATACACCGGCAAGCCTGGGAACTGAGCGCCTGAAATTTGCCGCACAGCAGCGCGCCAGCATCATGCGCTTCAATAACCGTACAAGTGAACCCTCCATGTTCACCGCAGCCATGGAAGCCGAACTGCTTACCACCGCAGAGCAGCAGACAGAGGAAGGCCGCCAGTGGTTCTCTCGTGTCATGTCTCTCATCAGCAAAGCCAGAGGGACAGACAGCGAGCAGTTCAGCCAGATACGGGAAGTGGTGGAAAGTATCGCCTCCGATCATGCCGACCTGCTCAACCGCTTCAGCGCTCTTGAGAAGAAACACGCCAGCGGACAGGAAACACTGAAAAAACTGCACGACGAACTGGCAGAACTGAAGACGCAACTGAAAACCCTTGATGCTGATCCGCAGCAACGTTTTATTGCCACCGGTGGTAATAACCAGATTCTGGCTGAATTCTGAAAGGAGAAGATTAACTTATGGCCCGTTTATCCCTTTCCCGTGAAGGACGTGACAGTCTGGAGCGCTACATGCTTCAGCAGGCGCAGCTTGCTGGCATCACCACAGAACGGCTGAGCAAAACATTCAGCGTTGATCCGTCAATCCAGCAGAAGATGGAGAACGCCATCAAGGAAAGCGCCGAACTGCTGCAGAAAATTAATGTTATCGGTGTTGATAACCAGGAAGGTGAAAAAGTCCTGATTGACACCAGTGGCCCCATCGCCAGCACGAACGCAACGAGCGACGGAGTGAAACGCCGTAATCCTGCATCAGTTGCCGACCTGGATGCGCGCCGTTACCGTTGCGAACAGGTGAACTACGATACCTTCATCAGTTACGCACAGATTGATGCGTGGAGCACCCAGAAGAACTTTCAGCAACTACTGAGTGCACAAATCACCCGTCAGATCGCCCTTGACCGTATCATGATTGGCTTCAACGGCGAGTCGCATGCACTGATTTCAGATCGCGCAGCTAACCCTCTCCTGCAGGACGTCAACCCCGGCTGGCTGAAACATATCCGCGACAAGGCAGACACCCGCATAGTGAAGGGGATGACCCTGACCCGTCGCGATGAAGAAAACAAACTGGTATCAAAAGGTGACTATGGTAATGCCGATGCCATGGTGCACGACATCCGCTCATCTGTTCTGGATGAATGGCACAAGGACGCGCCGGATCTGGTTGTACTGATGGGACGCGACCTGTTCAATACACTGCGCCTGCCGATGATTAATGCCATCAGCACCACCAACCCGAACACTGAACTGGTTGCCGGACAGTTGATTGTGGCATCCCGTGCCATCGGCGGTCTGCCGACGTATCTCGCACCGTTTTTCCCGAAAGACGCCATGCTCATCACCTCACTGAGCAACCTGTCGATCTACTTCCAGAAAGGTTCACTGCGCCGTTATATCCGCGAAGAGCCGGAATACAACCGGATTGCCACTTATCAGTCCATGAATGACTGCTACGTGGTGGAAGACTACGGCAAATGTGCACTGATTGAGGATATTTCCTTTGCCGGTGAAGATCCGGATGAGAAGCCGGACAGCGAGGAATGACGACCTGAAGCAGGCGCACAGGCATAACCGGGGCGCATACGCGCCCGTAAATCAGGAGCTGAAGGATGCTGACACCGGCACAACGTTATGTGCAACAGGCGGTGGCCCGTAACCGGGTAACCATGAGTACACGAGAAACGCAGCGGGAAAGAACCGCACATGAGCAGGTTCTTCACCAGTTAAGGCTGGCACAGCAACAACTGAAGGGTGTTCAATCAAACATCGCCAGAGCAGAACTCAAAAGACACCTGCTGCCTGACTTTGAGGGATGGATAGAGGGAACCCTGGCCGGAAACAGCGGTCGCCAGGACGAGGTTATCACCACAATGATGGTATGGGCGATCGACTGCCGTGACTACCCGCTGGCGCTGCGCATCGGGGAATACGTGATCCGTCATGGTCTGGCCCTCCCGGATAACTTTGGTCGCGATGCCGCCACTGTACTCACAGAGGAAATTGCCGAAATCGTCCTGACACAGGCCGCCACAAACAGCGATGCAGATTTATCAGGCTATACCGTCATGCTTGATACGCTACACGGGCTGGTACATGACCAGGATATGCCGGATCAGGTTCGGGCCAAACTGAACAAAGCCCGCGCTTTTTCCCGCAGGGCATCCACTCAGCCTGATGACATCCATCAGTCACTGATGCTGTTGCGGGAAGCCATGCGCCTGAATCCGGCCGCAGGCGTGAAACGGGACATTGCCACTCTGGAAAGAGCCGTCAAAAAGCTGTCTTCGCCCCCTCCGGATCCGGTCAAAAAAAGCACCAAAACCACCAGGAAAACCGGCAACAGTCAAAAAACCAGTGCGAAGAAAAAGCCATCCACCAGAAAGCCCAAAAACACGCACTGATTTAAACGAACTGACCCACGTCAGCAGGCGGCGCAACCGGCGATCTGTATGTTTTACACATGCTTTTTACCGGTTGCCCACCGCCTGATTTTTACGGAGAGAGTTTTGTATGAGCCTGATAGCACGGACACCGGCAGAGCACATCAGTGAAGACATTCCTGATACAGATGACGGAGACAGCTGTGTGACCGCTGACGCATTCTGGCCTGTCATTGTATTACGGGAGCTGAGACTGGCTGTTCGGCTTCCTGGGCGAACAACCACGGCGCGCCTGATGCATGCCGCCACAGAGGCCGTCGCTCACGTTACCGCCGAACTGGAGATGTGGAAACAGGAACGGATGAAAGAAGGTTACACCGCCCTGGCAGATATTCCGGCAACGCATGTTAACAGTGAAAGTGTGCATGTCCACCGCTACCGCAGGGCGGTGTATGCCCTTGCCCGTGCATTTGTTCTCGAACGTACACGGGATGTGGACACCACAGAAAAAGGTGACAAAAGGGCTGACTCACTCGACCCACAGGTTGAAGCTCTCTGGCGGGATGCCCGGTGGGCAATTTCAGATATACGCGGCGTCACTCGCATTTATGCGGAGCTTGTCTGATGAAAATCAAAGCGCTGGAAGGTGACACCGTTGATCTGCTCTGTTTTCGTCACTACGGCAGTACACAGGGCGTCACAGAGCAGGTGCTTGAAGCCAATCCGGGATTATGTGAGCAGGTTTTTCTGGTTGCAGGCCAGGAAGTGGAACTGCCGGAGCAAATCCGTGAGAAAAAACAGGAAACGGTATTGCTATGGAGCTGAATATTTTTCAGAGAATTTACGACCACATCACCTTCTCGATGTCACTCATGGTTACAGGCATCGGTGTGATGACGGTCAGCGAGAAGATAGCAGTTGCCGGTCTTCTGCTGGGCGCGCTGTCCGGTCTTCGCGCATGGATCCACAGGGCGCGGCTGGAAAAAGCGCAACGACGCCGCAATGAACTGATAGCACAAATCCTTGCGCAGTCAGAATCGCGCCCTCTGAACGCATCAGAAAAACAGGCGCTGAAGCAACTGGAGGATCAGGACGATGCCCCGCCACATTAAGCGCTATGCCGTAGCCACCATCGTGGCGCTGGGCGTGACTCTGGCACCGGGCGCCCTGCGAACCTCTGAAGAAGCGCAGGTAAAAATCGCCACATGGGAAGACTGTCGGGCCCGGCCTTACTATGACACGGCCGGCATTCTTACCACTGGCTGCGGCTCAACAGGAAACGTGAAAAACCGGTTATACAGTGAAAATGAGGTGGCTGAGCGGTGGGTTAACGACATGCAGCGCGCAGAGAACTGTATCAATAAAAACTTCCACGGTGCCGCCATGCCTCAGTCTGTGTTTGAGGCTATGACGGATGCCGCCTATAACCTGGGCTGTACCAGTCTGATGTGGTTTAAAGACAGGCACGGGCAGCGTCACCGGACAACGATATGGAAGCATGCACAGGCCCACAGATGGATCCAGGCATGTGCACGTCTGACCGATTTTGTGAACAGTGGCGGCAAAAGGATCCCCGGACTGGTTAACCGGCGCACAGACTTTAAGGCATGGTGCCTGAAGGACACAGGGGCTACATCATGAAACCGGCAGGCATCCTCTTTCTGATGGTCTTATGTATGGTCGCGATTGTCATCGCATTCCGGCAGACATGGCGACTGGGGCAGGAAAGCGCACGTAATGAGGCTCTCCATGAAACCATCAGAAGTAACAGCGCCACACTGGAATCCATCATAGCTATCAGCCGCAACACTCACGCGCTCATTGCCGGTCTGAAGGTGGCAGAACAACATCGTAATCAGGAAGGAGAAGTCAGACGTGAACATATCCGCAATGCCATCCGCAGCGATCGGTGCGCTGACACTCCCGTGCCTGCTGCTATTGCTGACAGCCTGCAAAAACGTACCGCCCGTCTCTCCCCGGAGCTGGTGCGAAGCAGTACCGGAGAGCCTCACCACAGTCACAATGCCACCACCGCTGACGGAGCCAGTGACATGGGGAAAAATCGCAGTATGGAGTGACAGCCTGCTGGATGCACTGGACAGCTGTAACGCAGATAAAGCAGCCATCCGACAACTGAACGCTCAACAGATGGCAACAAGAGATAACGAGTAACCGGAGTACAGTATGAAAAAATACGAACTGATCACAGCCATGACGTGTGATGAGCTGGCAAAAGCACTGGATGAACGCCTGGCTGAAGGCTGGCAACCGCACGGAGCCCCCGTGGCAGCATCAGAACCGGGCGTTCCCTTCTATCTGATGCAGGCGCTGATTAAATCCACGGACACTGCAACGCAAGGCAGCAACATCAACACACCCACGGCAGAACCGGAGTATTACTTTGTGATCCCTGTTGCCGGGCAGTCAAACGGCATGGCATACGGCGAAGGTCTGCCATTGCCCGAAACCTGTGACCGTCCGGACCCGCGAATTAAGCAACTGGCGCGTCGCAGTACGGTAACTCCGGGCGGCGAGTCCTGCAGGTATAACGACATCATCCCGGCAGATCACTGCCTGCATGATGTACAGGACATGAGCGGGAAAAATCACCCGAAAGCAGACACATCGAAAGGACAGTACGGCACTGTAGGTCAGGGGCTGCACATCGCCAAAAAACTGCTGCCGTTCCTGCCATCTGATGCGGGAATTCTGCTTGTCCCTTGCTGCCGTGGCGGTTCCGCATTCACGGCAGGCGCTGACGGTACGTACAGTGACACTACTGGCGCCTCAGGGAATTCAGCCCGCTGGGGTGTGGATAAGCCGCTGTATAAGGACTTAATCAGCCGGACAAAAGCGGCACTGGCGAAGAACCCGAAAAACCGCCTGCTTGCCGTGGTGTGGATGCAGGGCGAGTTTGATATTGATGCGAAGCCGACGGAGCATTCCGCGCTGTTTCTGGCGATGGTGGAAAAATTCCGCACAGACCTGGCTGAACAGGCGGAACAGTGTACCGGTGGCAGTGCTGCTGGCGTTCCGTGGATTTGTGGCGATACCACGTATTTCTGGAAACAGAAAAACGAACCGGCATACCAGGCAATCTATGGCGGCTACAAAAATAAAACAGATAAAAACATTCATTTCGTCCCATTAATGACAGATGAAAATGGCGCGAATGTACCCACCAACAATCCGGCAGAAGACCCGAATATTGAATCCATTGGTTATTACGGCTCAACGTGGCGTAACAGCGCTGCCACCTGGACATCTGCGGACCGGGAAAGCCACTTCAGTTCGTGGGCACGCAGGGGGATCATTTCAGACCGCCTTGCCACAGCCATTCTGACCCATACTGTCCGGGCTGCTGCAGTACAGCCTGGTGCATCATCTTCAGAACCTGATGTACCGGAAACCGCAGCCACCACCACGTTACTGTCATATATCGCCAGTGAATCAGAAGGAAACCTGAAAGCACAGGGCTGGTCGGCCAGTGGCGGTAAAGCAGAAATCATCAGCGATACCGGAGCCACGGGCGGTAAGGCAATGAAACTGACCAAACAAACCGGCAAAGGATCCTGGGTTCTGGAGCATGACGCAGGCACGGGTGACAGTCTGTTACAGAAAGGCGGTTTAATTCGTTGTCGCTTTAAAGCGCAGGGCGAACTGGCGGCAAACCGGTACGTCATGGCATTGTACTGGCCGGTATCCTCACTCCCGCAGAACGTCACCCTGGCGGGCAATGCAGGTAACAACCTGCTGGCGTCGTTCTACATCCAGACAGACGCAAAAGACATGAACGTGATGTATCACAATGCAAAAGCCGCGAAGGATAACCAGAAACTGGAACATTTGGCGCATTCGATAATGAATGGCACACACTGGCATTCCGCTTCGCAGGGAATAACAGCCTTCAGGTAACACCGGTTATTGATGGTAAGGATGGGGCACCATTCACACTGACACAGTCACCCGTCGGAATGTTTACTGCAGATAAACTCCACGTAACAGACGTCACTAAAAATGCCACTTACCCCGTGCTGATTGACAGCATTGCCGTGGAAATCAATAACCCGGTAACCGCGTAAAAAAAAATCCCGCCGCTCATTACAGCTGGCGGGAGGTAGTAATACCCAACCCATTAAAAATTTGTAAGGAGTACCCACAAAGGAGTAAATGTCAGTTGTCTTACTGTTTTACCCGATAACGATTTATACGGTCAATATCAAAGACAGGGTTATATGGATCCCGTTTACACAATACTGCTCTGCTTTTGCACCATCACCTGCGTGCTGTTCCTTGCCAGTGGTGGCGGAGAAATCCTTTATCAATGGTGCGCAAAAAAACTTCATGAATGGCTGAACAAGTCTGAACGTGACACGCCAGACCAGTGATCTTTACCGGAGAGGTGACACATGCTCAAGATGAACGCATTGCGCGATACCCTGGCTGACACATGCCGCTGGTGTAAAGCCAATCCGGATAAATTCACTGTCTGCGTGGAATCCGGCAGCATTGAAACGACCGGTGAATCACCCTCGTTTCTGTACCGTTACAACCTGGTGATCTTTGCCATGGACTTCACTCAGGATATCGACGAACTGTTCCTCCCTCTGCTGCACTGGCTTTACCACAACCAGCCGGATTTACTGCTGAATCCAGAAAAAAACAGCAGCATCAAATTTTCAGCATCCCCGAATAACGACGACAGTGTTGACGTGGTTATTGAGCTGCCGGTATGGGAACGCGTGAGGGTGACACGCACACCTGACAGGCAAGTCCGCGCAGAACATCTGCAGGAGCCGCGGCCCCGCATCCCCTCAGCACGGGGAGCGTGGAGCAATGTATACGAAGACGTAACATGGAGTATACCCCGTGATGAATGAGCACAAACTTGATGCTGTTTTTCGTGACATTCTGGCCGGTATGTCCGCCGCAGGTCTGTCCCGCACGGCCAGACAGGTGGGGCAGGCAGTACGCCGCAGCCAGCAGCAGAGAATGCGTGCACAAAAAGCCCCGGATGACACCCCCTGGGCACCACGGAAACGTCAGATTCAGCGGGTACAACAGGGTATTAAGTTTCTCTGGCAACCTCCGGCAGCGGGCAGCCAGCCCATGGTCAGGGAACTGAAAAACTGGAAGCATGGTACAGGTCGCCACGGCCCACACATAACCGGTTATGACATTAACCGCGGGGGACTCAGAACATTCTACCGGGCTGACATTGAAGAATACCTGGAAATCAGAACACACCGTGTCAGCCAGGGAAACACCGTCAGGGCACGGATGTTTGAACGCCTGCGACGGTACGTAAAAATACTTCAGGCCGACAATGAGAGCATCCGGGTGGGTTTTAACGGTGATCAGGCCCGTATTGCGCGTGTACACCATTTCGGGTTACGTGACAACGTTGTCCCTGGTGTAACAACACAATATCCGGCCCGTGAACTGCTGGGGTTGTCAGTAAAAGATAAAGCAATGATCCGGGAAACCATCATCGGAAGTCTGAAAGGAGGGATGAAGTGAGCGCGGAAATTATGCGCCTGCTGGAAAATATGATCCGGGTGGGTGTGATTTCAGACGTTGATTTAAAAAACTGGCGTGTAAGAGTGGCCAGCGGCAGGCTGACAACGGACTGGCTGCGCTGGAACTGCACCCGTGCCGGTGTATTTAAAATCTGGCTTCCTCCTTCTCGCGGTGAACAGGTTTTACTGCTCTGCCCTGGCGGTAACCCTGAAATGGCAATGGTTGTCGGGAGCCTGTACAGCACAGACAACCCTGCCCCCGGAACACAGCAGGATGAAGTCATCATCACTGCCAGAGATGGTGCAAGACTCCGTTATAACGCAAAGGAAGGTGCCCTTGACGCAACAGGGATAAAAACGGCCAGAGTGACGGCAGAAACCCGAATCACTCTGGAAACCCCGCTCGTTGAGTGCACACAGCACCTGAAAACGCGCACATTTGAACTGACAGATGGCGGCACACTGAAAGGTGACGTAACCCACTCAGGTGGGTCACTGACATCAAACGGCGTGGTCACACACACCCACACACACTCAGGCGTCCAGTCCGGTGGGAGCCAGACAGGAGGCCCACAGTGACAGCCACCTACACGGGTATGAACCCTTACCATCCGGGTGTTGTGCACGATACAGAGCATCTGCACTGTTCTGTACGCGATATTCTGCTCACACCTCAGGGAAGCCGCATTATGCGCAGGGATTACGGCAGCCTGGTACCCGATCTTCTGGATGCCCCCCAGAATGATGTAACCCGCCTTCAGTGCATGAGTGCCGCAGTGATCGCCCTGACCCGCCATGAACCACGCCTGGCACTGAATACCATCGACGTTCGCTGGCTGGATGAAGGTGGGGCTGAGCTTTTACTGACCGGGATAATCACCGCAACCATGCAGACGGTCAGACTGAGCATACGCACAGGAGACTAACCGATGCCAACCGTTGATTTGTCACAGTTGCCGAAACCGGCAATCATCAACACACCGGATTTTGAAGTTATTCTCAATGAGATAAAAACGATGATGATCGGCTGCTTTCCGGAAGAACAGCAACCTGCTGTAACCGCTGCTCTCGCACTGGAATCTGAACCACTGACCATTATCGCCGAGGTAATGGCTTTCCGGGAGATGCTACTGCGCCAGCGTATCAATGAAGGTGTTGCAGCCTGCATGTTAAGCCATGCCTCCGGTACAGATCTTGATCACCTGGCAGCCAACCTGAATACGCAGCGCCTGGTGATCACTCCGGCAACAGATACTGCCCCGGCTGTCATGGAAAACGACACCGCACTGCGCTTACGTGCGCAGTCAGCCTATGAAGGCCTTAGCGTGGCAGGACCATCGGCCTCTTATGAATACTTTGCCCGAAGTGCCAGTGGTCAGGTTGCTGATGCCAGGGCAGTCAGCCCATCCCCTGCAGTAGTGGTGGTGTCAATTCTCTCAACAGAAGGCGACGGCACTGCATCGCAGGAACTGATTCAGACCGTCAGTAACGCCCTCAACGATGAGCGAATCAGGCCTGTCGCAGACCGGCTGACCGTCCAGAGTGCAAAAATCGTAAAATACCGGATCAATGCCCGGCTCTTTCTGTATCCGGGGCCGGAGTCCGAACCTGTAATTCTGGCTGCCAGACAGTCCCTTGACGAATGGCTGACCGAACAGGGCCACATAGGCCGTGATGTGGCCCGCTCTGCGATCATGTCAGCATTGCATGTACAGGGCGTCCAGCGGGTGGAGCTGGAGGAACCAGCAAGCAATATCGCGGTTGACGACTCGCAGTTCGCACGCTGCGAATCCATTATCGTTGATATGGGAGGTACCAATGAGTGATTCCCTGCTTCCTCCTTCAGCCAGTGACTTTCTGAAATATACCGGATATGCCACTGACCGAATCACCCGTATCCCGGTTGATTTGCGTACTCTCTGGGATCCGGAAGCCTGTCCGGTGGAGCTTCTCCCCTATCTGGCCTGGGCGCTGTCTGTCGAGCGCTGGGATAAAAACTGGCCGGAGGAAACAAAGCGAAAAGTTATCAGGGAATCCTGGCTCATCCACCGTCACAAAGGTACCTTCAGCTCACTCAGGCGCATCGTTGAACCTCTGGGTTACATCATCAGCATGAGCGAATGGTGGGAAACCGGCGATCCACCCGGCACTTTTCGCCTGAATGTGGGCGTGTTTGAAGGGGGGCTGACTGAAGAGATGTATTTTGAAATAGAGCGACTAATCGCCGATGCCCGCCCCGTCAGCCGTCATCTGGTAGGCCTGAATATCGTGCAGGACATTTCCGGCAAGGTATACACAGGCGGCATGGTGTATGACGGCGATATTATTACCGTTTACCCGATACAGGAGAGCGACGCATGAGTGATACGGTAAAGTTTAAAACCATTATCACGACTGCCGGTGCTGAAAAGCTGGCAGCCTCAGCCTCTGACGGCGGCAAAAAAGTCACGCCAGCCGTTATGGCTGTAGGTGATGGCGGCGGAACACTGCCAGATCCGGATGCGAAACAAACAGCGCTCATCAACGAAGTCTGGCGACACGATCTGAACAGGGTATTTATTGACAATACCAGCAAAAATACCGTAGTGGCAGAACTCATCATTCCGGCAGAAACGGGCGGTTTCTGGATGCGTGAGCTGGGACTTTATGACGATGAAGGAACACTCATCGCCGTTGCCAATATGGCAGAAAGCTACAAACCCAGAATAGCTGAAGGCACAGGACGTTCACAAATTTGCCGCATGGTTATCGCGGTCAGTAACATTGAAACAATCAGTCTGACTGTTGATTCAACGGTCGTTACCGCAACGAAAGAATACGTTGATAATCTGCTTGAAGAGCATGAAAAATCGCGTAATCACCCGCGCGCCAGTCAGGCCGCACCGGGATTAGTACAACTGAGCAGTCAGACAGATCTTGACTCAGAAATAATGGCTGCCACGCCAAAAGCGATAAAAATCGTCATGGAAAACGCCAATGGTCGGCTTGCGAAAAACCGGAATGGCGGAGACATCCCCAACAAGGAGCTGTTCCTGATCAACGTGGGCGCACCACGCGTTTATGCAAAAGACGGGTACGTGGGTGAAGCAGGACAACGCTGGACAACAGAACAATTCGTGGAATGGCTGAATGAGCGTGGCGCCTTCAGACCAGGCCTCTGGATATTCAGAGCCAATATTTCACTTTCCCGGCACAGCGTGCTCACTGATACGGGCTATGGTGATATCTGCCTTGGAGGCTGCCTTATCGAAGTATCAGGCGACATCAACGGGGGGATCATCAGGATCACGACAGGTCTCGAAAGCCCAAACCCTGCCGACATGTACCTCCGCACACAGTTCACCGGGGTTGTTTTAAATAAAGGGAAAAGCACCATCTGGTACCGCACTTACACGGACAAAAACAAACCCACACCACAGGACATCGGCGCACTGCCTGCAAGTGAGTTGTTACCCGCAGGCGTTCCCCTGCCGTGGCCGTCAGACACCCCGCCTGCCGGTTACGCCATCATGGTGGGGCAGACATTCGATAAAGCACGATATCCCCTGCTGGCAAAAGCCTATCCGGCCGGTCGTATCCCGGATATGCGTGGCTGGACAATCAAGGGAAAACCTGCCAGCGGTCGTGCGGTATTGTCACAGGAACAGGACGGCATCAAATCGCACACCCACGGAGGGAGCGTCTCAAATACTGACCTTGGCACAAAAACGACCTCATCCTTCAATTACGGCACAAAAACAACAAACAGCGCGGGGCCGTTCAGCGCAACAATATCATTAAGAACCGCCACCGCGTCACCGGAAGGCAGCGGTGACTGGACCGCATACGGGCCGGGCTCCGGGGCGAACCTGATCGCCAGAGTTTCGGAACACACACATTCGGTAAGCATTGGCGAACACATCCACACGCTCGCACTGGGTCAACATGGCCACGGCCTGACCATTAAACCCACCGGTAATGCGGAAAACACCGTCAAAAACATCGCATTTGACTACATCGTGAGGCTTGCATAATGACCTTTAAAA